CAAATTAAACAACGCTAGATTGTTCTCACATTTAGCTGGTTTATTTGGAACTGCACTTTCAAGCAACAAGCTAGACCTAGCAAAAGCTGGTGCTAGTGCTACTGAAGCTAACTTCCTAACTGCTTCTGCTATTGCAAAAGCAAGAAACCTACTTGGAGAAAGAGGTGAGGATCTAGATATTCTTATCGTTCACCCAACAGTTGCTTACTACCTATATCAGGTTGGTATGTTAACTTTCTCTACTTCTGCTTTATCTACTGGAACAGGTATCCAGTGGGGTGGCGGTGGTGTTGGAATCAGCGACAGAGCAGTTGGTGAATTTGCTGGCTGTACAGTTGTTGTTGACTCTGCTGTTAACACAGTTGCACCATCTAGTTCAAGTGGTCATCAGGTAGAGTTCTTCTGCTACTTAACGACTTCTGGAACAATCCTAGAAGGACAGCAATCTGCACTAAGAATTGAAGCTGAAAGAAACATTCTTTCTAAGCAAGATGTTCTATCTGTTGATTATCACACTGCGTATCACGTTATGGGTACTAAGTGGAATGATGCTGCTGACAACCCAACTAATGCAAACTTAGCAACAGCTAACAAGTGGGCTATTACATATGATGCTGACTTAATTCCATTAGTTCAGTTAACAGTTAACTCTCCTTTAGACACTTCAACTTATTAATTTTATTATTAAGTTGCTGATGCAAAGCAGTAGAAAACCTCATCAATTATTGGTGGGGTTTTTTCTTTACGCTACAATAAAACTAAATTACCTTTTAGATCGTGGCAGCTACCATAACAGCAACATTATCAAGTGCTACTGCAAATAGCTATGTCACATTGACAGAAGCTAATACATATTTTGAAACCGTACCAGATTCAAGCAATTGGACTAATAAAACAGATGATCAAAAAAATAGAGCATTGATTGCAGCTACAAGATGGATTGATACTTTGGTTTATTACGGAGATAGGTGTGATAATGGACAGGCACTTAAATTTCCTAGAAATAACTATAAAGTTGATGATGTTGAATTAGCTTGTACTACAATTCCAAACAATATTAAATATGCACAATATGAATTAGCTAGAGCCTTGGCTAATGATACTGAAGCTATGACAGGGAATACAGGAACAACAGGAAATTTTGAAGAAGTAAAACTAGGTGATATACAGGTTAAATATAATACTGATAGTCAGGGTAGTGGTTCTGTAAATAATATTATAGATGTATATCCCTGGTTACAAAGCTATCTTGGAGCATATATGCTAGGTGGAGCAGGTGCTTTTCAAATGAGGGTAGTTAGAGGATAATGGCAGGACAATTAGATTCATTATTAAAAAGTGTAGCTAAACAGGTTGTTGCTGATTTAGGTAGTTCTTTAGATTCAAATATTACATATGTAAAAAAAGGAGTTTCAAATTATAATATTTATACAGGTGAAGAAGTTAGTGTCGATACCACATATTCAAATATTAAAGCACCAGTAGAATTTGTTCAATCTACAGAAGATGATGGTAGAGAAAGAAGAGAAGCAAAGATATATATAACACCTGATTTGATTGGTAATAATCAGCCTAGTTTTCAAGATGAAGTTACATTAACTTATGCTGGATCTACAAGAGTAGGACAGATAGTTAATATAGATACAAGACAGGGTGGACAGACTTATCTGTTTACATTATTGGTGAGGTTCTGATGGCTAAAGATTTTTCTAAAAGTAATGTTAAAGGTGAATTAAAAGATCAACTTAATAGAGATTTAAATATTTTTGTAAGACAAGCATTAGTTAAATTATCACGAGAACAAGATCCTTATAGTCCTATTGATACAGGATTTTTTGCTTCAAGTTGGAAAGCTGGTAGAACAAGACCAAGACCACAAGATGCAAGAGAAAGTTTTGCTCCTTGGAGTAATATTAAACCCACAAGAAAGGGGCAGAAATCTTCTGAAGCGAGAATCGAACCCAGATTTATAGATAAAATTAATTATAATTTTAATATTTATGAAAAAGTATTTATTGGGAATACAAGTAAATATGCTGCATTTGCATTGGCTTCTGATCGAAGTAGATTAGTTAGATATTTTAAAGCAGATATAAAACAAGATATTGATAGTATATTTAAAGAGAAGAAACCTAAAATTGGTCTTGCTACACAACCATTTAAAGGTGGTCAAGGTGGTATTGGACAATTTGCAGATCCTACTAAGACATTTGTTGAATACACAGATTTATGACTTTAGTTAATACAAGAGCAGCTTTTGAAAAGGCAGTTACAGATGCAGTTTTGGATGTTGATCCAACTGTAGAAATGATCTATGACAATATGGTTTATAAAACACCAGGTAAAACTAAAAAATATATTGTTATGTCAGTAGATTTTGCACAAGCAACAAATCAAACACAAGGTGCATCTCAAGATTATTACTCTGGTGTTATTCAATGTAATGTTTATGTTCCAAAAGGTAAAGGTAGTTCAGTTTTATCTGCGATAGGAGAAGCTGTTATTGATGGATTAACCTCTGTTAATGCCTCTAATTATACAGATACCTTCAATTGTTCTCCTAGAGTTGCGGATGTTTCTGGCCCGGCACCCATTAATATTGACGATTCATCACATTTTTTGGGCTTAATATCTTGTCAATTTTCTGCTAATGCTTAGTATACTAAAGTAGGTATACTAATTTTATGACTAGAGCAGTTGATCTGTTGAAAAATAACTTCGGTGTTTCTCAACTTTATAAACATGACATAATTAAAAATGGTAAAATTATTCTTTCTGTTTATTGGCATCCACTAACCATTTCAGAAAAAGAAGTTATTGTAAAACGATCAGGCAATTTAGTAGATAATTTTACAGACTATTCTTTACAAATGATGATTTTAAAGGCACTAGATAAAGATGGGAATAGATTATTTCAAGATGGTGATAAAGCCTCTTTAAAAAGAGAAATTGAATCTTCTATATTAGATGAAATACAAGCTGCAATGATAAATATGGGTGTAGAAAGGGGGGTAGATGAGGCTAAAGCCGATTTAAAAAGCGAATAGTGATTGGAAATTTATTTTTACATTAGCTAAATTACTTCATAAAACAGTAAATGAGTTATGCAATACTTTAACGCATGAAGAAATGATAGGTTGGGCTGCTTTTTTTGAGATAGAAAATGAAGAATATGAGAGGCAAAAAAAACAAGCACAAACAAATAGTGCTTTAAGAGGTAAAAGAGGTACAATTAAATAAATGCTTTGTTTTTATAAAAAGTGGCAAATTATGATGTCAATTTAAGTGTAAAAGTAAGAGCAGGACAACTTGATGCATTTAATAAAAAATTAGATCAAACAACTAGAAGAGTTGAGTTAGCTAATACAAAATTAAGAAATGCAGCAGATATTATTGGATTGAGATTACCTCCGAGTTTAAATAATTTAAATGCAGTACTTAATAAAGCCACAAGTAATTTTCAACAAGCTACAAGAGGAACAATAAGTTATGGAAGAGCATTATTTGATCTTGTAAAAGTAGAAGAAATTTTAAAAAAAGAACAATTTAAATCTGTTGTTGATTTAAATAAAGCAAGAAAAAAATTAAATAAAGAACAACGAAATGAAAGAGCAAAAGAATTAAAAGATCAAAGGACATTAGCAAGAATAGAAAAAGAACGATTGGCACTTAGAGGAAGAATTGCTCCTAATTTAATGACTTTAGGTGGTGTAACTGGTGGTATTCAAGGGCAATTTCAACAAGGAGGTATGTTTGCTGCTACTAGAGCACAAAGAGCTAGAGGTGCTGTAAGTAATGCTCTTATTGGTGGAGGTTTTCCTTTGTTATTTGGGCAAGGTGCTTTAGGTGCAGCTGGTGGTGGTATCGGTGGTGCTGTCGGTGGTGCTTTAGGAGGCCCATTTGGTTTTGGTTTATCAATTGCAGGCACTGCTATTGCGACAAGAGTTCAAGAATCTTTGGATTTCGAAAAAGCAGTTCAAAAACTTAACAAAGCTATAATTGTTACTGGTGGCAGTTCAACATTTACTTCTTCACAAATAAGAGAGTTTGCAAAGTCATTAAATATGACAAAAGAAGAAGCATTAGATGCTGTAAAATCTTTTGAACAATTTGGAGCTTCTACTCGTATTGCATTAACAAAAGCATTTGGAGATGAAGGCACATTTAATATGCTTGCAAGTTTAAAAGATAATGCTTCAATCCTTCAAAATATGGAAGAATTGTCCAAAAAATTAAGTTTTGAACAAACAAAAGTTGTTTTAGAAGTACTAAAAACACAAGGAGCTAGAGCAGCAGAAGAGAAAATTATAGATTTAGTTTTTGAAAAACAAAAAAAATTAACAACTGAGGTCAAAGAACAAGTTGGTGCGGTTGGTAGATTGAGAAAAATTAGAAAAGATCAACAAGCAGAAAGAAATGCTGATTTTGAAAAAGCAAAGCTACAAGGTCAATTAATTTTAGATTTGACAAGAGAACGCACTGAAGAATTAAGAAGACAATCAATCATTAGTGCTCCTGATGATGAACTTAAAAAACTTTTAGATCCCTTATTTCAAATTGATGCTCTTAGTAAGAGTATTGGAGATAGTTTTTCTGAGTCATTTAAAGGTATTGTCAAAGGCTCTATATCTGCTCAAGATGCTTTAAGAAATTTATTTAATAGAACAGCAGATCATTTCTTAGATATGGCTGCACAGATATTAGCTGCTCAAATAAGATCAGGTATTTTTGGTTTATTTAGTGGTATGTTTGGTGGCTATAGTATCACTGGTGGTAAATCAATAACAACTCCTTCGGGTACAAGTATAGGAAAAACAGGTTTTATGCCTTCAAATCCTGCATTTAGAGGAGCTATGGCAGATGGTGGTCCTGTCAAAGGAGGAAGTAGTTATCTTGTAGGAGAACGTGGGCCTGAGTTGTTTAGTCCAGGTGTATCGGGAATGATTACACCAAATCATGCTTTGGGTGGTTCGACTAACGTGGTAGTTAATGTGGATGCTTCCAATACAAATGCTCAAGGTGATAATGGACAAGCTGAAATGCTTGGTAAGATGTTAGCAGGAGCAGTTCAAGATGAACTACTTAGACAACAAAGACCTGGAGGCATACTTTATAGATAATGGCTACTTTTAACGACACAATAGGAGGAGGAACTACTGCGGGTGCAACAACACCAAGTTATGGTGCAAGAAAACAAAGCAATCCACGAACCACGGTAGTTCAATTAGGAGATGGTTATGAACATAGAGCAAGAATAGGATTGAATATAAATCCAAAAGTATGGACTTTGCAATGGAATGTATCTGAAGCTGACGCAGATAAAATAGAAGCTTTTTTTGAAGAAAGAGCAGTTGATGGTGCATTTTTTAACTGGACTCCACCAGCAGGAACCGCAGGTAAATGGGTTTGTCCTACATTCTCTAAATCAATACCTTACTTAAATAGAGCTACAATATCTGCAACTTTTAGAGAGGTGTTTGACGTAGGATGACTACACCAACAAATACAGTATCAGAATTACAAAAACCTAATCCGTCAGAGATTATTGAGTTGTTTGAAATACATTTAGATCAAAGATTACATTACGCTGATTGGTCTGTTAGAAGAGGTGGAGATGCAGGTACATATGATGTTGGAGATACTGTAAGTTCATCAAGTTTAATTTTTGAATCAAATACAACAAATCTCATACCACCTACTACACTTGTTTTTGAATGTACAGCAGCTACTGGCAATAAATATACTGGAACTTCTCAACCTAATTTTCCAAACACAAATGGAGCTACAGTTACAGATAACAATATTACTTGGACAGCAAAAAGAGCAGTTAAAAGATTTCATACCGGAACTAATTTAAAAACTACATCATCATTACAAGATGCCTCTCTTCACTTTGCAGGTAAAGTATACGAGCCTTTTCCCGTACAAGCTGAAGGTTTTGATATGTCATCAAAAGGAGCGTTACCAAGACCACGTTTAACAATAAGCAATTTAAGTCCAAGTCTTGCCAGTAATTTTACTATTGCAGAAGGTGGTTCTGCTAGGCCATCAGGTACTATCTCATCAATGCTAATGGAAGTTAACAAAGTTACTGTTGGTAATGATCTTATAGGTAGTACTTTAGTTTACATAACAACTTTAAAAAAATTTCTTGATAATGAAAACTTTGATTCAACTAATTCCACAGCAGACGCTACACAAAAATTTCCTGATAGAGTTTTTATGATTGCAAGAAAAGTAGTTGAAAATCAAGAAATAGTACAGTTTGAGTGTGCTATGCAAATGGATATGGCAGGTGTAAAAGGGCCAAAACGTCAGGTGCTTCCAAATGAATTTCCAGCGATCGGTCAGTTATTTCAATGATTTGGCAGGATAAAGCATTAGAACACGCAATAAGTGAAGCACCAAATGAAGCTTGTGGTCTTGTTTATATGTTTAAAGGTAGAGAAAAATATGCACCATCTATAAATATAGCCAGTGACAAAATAAATCAATTTACTATTGATCCACAAACATGGGCTAAAACAGAAGATAAGGGAGACATCGTGGCAATATTTCATAGCCATACAAACTGTGACGCAACACCATCTGATGCTGATAAATATTCAGCGGAAAAACTTGGATTACAATCTTACATAGTTAATCCACATACTAAAGAATGGCAGATTTATAAACCAGTTGGTTATAAAAATAGTTTGATTGGTAGACCTTATGTTTTTGGGGTTTATGATTGTTGGAGTTTAGTAAGAGATTATTTTAAAGAACAAGGTATTGTTATGAGAGATTGGGTAAGACCTGCCAACGAAGATGATTTTTTAGATAATCCAATGTTTGAAGATTGTTTTGAGGCTACAGGTTTTCGTGAGTTAAAATATGATGAACAGCTACAGACAAATGATTGTTTATTACTTAATATTTATGGTAATGGCCTTAATCATATTGCTGTATTTATTGATGGACAGGTATTGCACCATATACAGGGAAGATTATCAGGTCGAGAACCATATGGTGAATGGTTACAAAAATGCACTGGTAGGAGAATAAGATATGTTGCGTAAAATAAAACTTTATGGTCATCTAAGAGAACATACAGGGTTAAAAGAAGTAGAAGCTGTTGTTAATAATGTAAGAGAAGCTGTAAGTTTTTTGATTTGTAATTGGCCTAAATTAGAAGCTGAAATAGTGCAAAATAATTATCATGTTTTGCTTGATGAAGATGATGTAGGGGAAGAAGAACTTTTACATCCTATTGGTCATGCCAGTATAAGTTTTATACCAGTCGTAGAGGGTAGTGGTAAATTTGGAAGAATCTTAGCAGGTGCTGCTTTAATAGGACTATCTTTTACTCCTTTAGGTGCTGGCTTATTTGCTGGTGGTACTGGTCTTGGTTTTACAGGTGGTGGTGGTTTAATTGGTTCAACTGGTTTATATGCTGCTGGTGCATATGGCTCTTATGCTCTTGGTCTTATTGGTGCATCTATGGTTTTAGGTGGTGTTGCAGAACTCCTCGCTCCACCTGTTCCGACTCCTGAAGCAGAACAAACACCAGAATCTTCTGCTTTTAGTTCTCCTTTAAATGTCAGTCTTCCCGGTGTTGCAGTTCCTTTAGTTTATGGAACAGCAATATGTGGTTCAATAGTAATTAATACATCGCTTGAAATAGGTGAGGTAGAAGCATAATGGATGATTTAATTTATGGTGCTGGTAAAAAAGGTGGTGGTAGAGAACCACAGAACGCAGAAGATAATTTAAATAGTAAAGCTACAGCAAGAATACTAGAAGTAATATCAGAAGGAGAAATCTCAGGATTCGCTACGCCTTTAGAAGATGGTCATGTTGAGGGAACAACTAATTACAACACTATTGGACAGAAAGATATATTTTTTAATAGAACACCCTTATTAAAACCAGCAGCAAGTACTTCTCCAACAGATGCTGATTACAATTTTGCAGTAAATGATTTAAGAATTGATACAAGAGTTGGTAAGGGAACTGAAGCAGATCAACCTGTTATTAATGGCTTTTCGGATATACGCAGTGTTGTTTCTGCATTTCCAGATGATGACTTAGTTAATAAAGATGAGTTTAAAACTCTTACGTTTACTGACACTGCTACTGCAAGGGTTTCACAGGTCGTTGTAATTATAACTATTCCAGCTTTATTTGCTGCGTACAATAATGGTGACGTAAGAGGATTAGCTACACATTATGAAATTTCAAGGTCTATTTCCAATGTAGATGGAGGTGCTTTTGCCACTCCAGCCGGAATGAGTGTCATTGTAAAAGGAAGAACTAATGATCCATTTCAACAACAACACACTATAGACATTCCTCCTACTAGTAGTACTGCTGTAAGAACTTTACAAATTAAAGTAACAAAAATTCATGGCGACCATACTGATTCAAATATTATTCAACAGGCTCATAATGTCAGGTTTACTTCTATTGTTAAAGTAATTGATGATGAAAGGCATTATTTAAATAGTGCTTTAGTTGGGCTACAATTAGATGCAGAAAATTTCAGTTCAGTCCCTAGAAGAACGTACAAGATAAAAGGTATTAAGATAAGAATTCCGGGAGCAGGTGCAAATAATTCTGGTACGCCAACAGTTGATATTAAAACTGGAAGAATAGATTATCCAAGTAATTATATTTTTAATGGAACAATGCAAGCTGCACAATTTTGTGCGTGTCCTGTTTTTGTTTTATACGATATTTTAACTTCAAGAAGGTATGGTTTTGGAGATCAAATTTTAACACCATCAGAACAAGTTGATTTTTCATCAGGTGTTGCAGCTAATATTGATCTTTATTCTTTTGTCGAAGCATCAAAATATTCTAATACTCTTGTAAGCGATAGAAGGGATAAACCAGCAAGTCAAACTGGTGAATATAGTCAAGTTGGCACAACAATAACTATTACTTTTCCTGTAGATAGTAAGTTTCAAACTGAAGATTTAATTACTTGTGATTTTACGTCTGGAAACGCTGAGGATATATCAACACCTGTAAGAATAACGTCTGTAAAGCAAAACAAAACGGTAATAACTATTGAAGCAGATAATTCCCAAACGACAAGTGGGAATGTTACAGTCACCACAGGTTCATCAAATACAGAACCTAGATTTAGTTTTAATGGTGTAATAAATAAACAAGAAGATGCTTTTAAGTTATTAAATAAAGTTGCTTCTGTATTTAGAGGTGCAATTTATTTTAGTGAAGGAAAAATAAAACTAACACAGGATAGACCAGCAGATCCTACTTATTTATTTAATAGAAGCAATGTAACTCAAGAAGGTTTTAGTTATGAGGGTTCTGATATAAAAACAAGATCAAATTGTGTAGTAGTAAGGTTTTTTAATAACATTACTCAAAAAATAGATTACGAACAACATCCGTTAGCTTCTGATATTGATCCTTCTAGTCCAACATTTGATCCCTTTGTAAAAGCTTATGGCCTTAATAAAAAACAAGTAGATGCTTTTGGTTGTACATCAGGAGGTCAAGCTTCTCGTCTTGCAAGATTTATATATTATACAGAAAACTTTTTAACAGAAACTTGCACATTTACCACTACAAGTGATGCAGGTGTGATGATAAGACCGGGAATGATAATTTCCATATCAGATCCAGTAAGAAGTGGTACAAGGCTTGCAGGTCGTATTACGGCAGCAACTACATCATCAATAACAGTTGATAGTATATCTGGTATTAGTTTTACGTCAGGTGATGAATTATCTGTTGTTATGCCCGATGGTCAAGTTTCAAAAAGGCCAGTAACAGGAATTTCGGGTTCAGTTATCAGTGTAAGTTTTAATTTTGCTATAGGAAACACAGCCACTGCACCTAATGTAAACAGTGTTTGGTTATATGAAAAGACAACGGTGATGCCTACGACATGGAGAATAATATCAGTAGAACAATCTGAAAATTTACAATATGCAGTAACAGCTTTAAGTTATAACAGCACTTTATATAACACCATTGAAGGTGGTACTAATGTTGTAGCTAGAGATATAACTAATCTTGATGAAAAAGTAGATTCACCCTCTGCTTTAACAGTAAGAGAATCGCTTTATAAGCACGTTCCAAACGCAAATACTTTTGCTACCAACAATGGAAATATTAGAGTACAACTTAGAGTTACATGGCCTGCTGTTAATGGTGCTGTTCGATATAAAGTTGTTTACACCCAAGGTGCTAATACATCTGCTGATTCTAACTTTATCACTACAAATCCATCACAAGATAATCCTATTAATGTCTTTGTCAGAAGAAATGAATTTGAATTAAGAAATGTTGAATCTGGAGGAGTATATGTTTTTGAAGTACAAAGTATTAATGCTGCTGGTTTAACTTCTACTGTTCCTGTTACTACATCACATACAGTTGTTGGAAAATCTGCACCGCCCAGTGATGTTGCAAGCCTTTCAGCAACAATAGATCCTAATGATGGTGTTGGTCTTAACTGGATTCCTGTAACACCTTTACAATCTAATGGTTTTGCTGATTTAGATTTAGCAGGTTATGAGATAAGAAAAGGAACTGATTTTGCAGATGGTACGCATCCAGAAACAGGTGCAGCTAGTTCTGGTATAAGGGTACAAGCAACAAATTTATTTTTACCAGTTGAATCTGTAAAAACCACGTCAACCTTTATGGTGAAAGCTTATGACACATCAGGTAATTTTTCTACAAATGCAGCATCAACAACAGTAACTATAAATAATCCATCTGCTATACAGAATGTTGTTAAATCAGCAGAAAATGGGATTTTAAAACTTACATGGAACGCTCCGCAAACAAGTACATATAAAATTAAAAATTATAAAATTCAATTTGCTTCAGAAACTATTTTTGTTGATACGACACAATTTTCAACTCCTATAACATTTGCTGGTGTTTCAGGTGGAAGAGATTTTGTAATTACTCCTGTTGATATTGCAGGTAATGAAGGTACAAGTCATACCGAAAATGTTTCGTCACCTATCCCCAACGCACCAAGAGATTTAACTCATAGCTTTACAACTGATTCTGTTATATTAACTTGGAAAGAACCTACAAGTGCTGGTAATTTACAACCACCTGTTATTGCTTACAGAATTTATAGAAATGAAAATTTTGTAGATGAAATTGAACAGATAAACGGAACTGAATTTAAATTAGCTGTAAATTCAACAAATTTTCTTAACAGAGTTGCAACTTATCATGTAGCTGCTGTATATCTTGATCCATCTAACCCTGTTAAAGGCGTAGCCAGTACAAATAGAGCAAACGAAAACATAACTATTAATCTTGCTGCTGCTCCATCAGTTTCACAAAAATTTGAACTTGATTTTGTAATATTATCTTGGGAACCTGTTAATGGATCTTTACCAACATTAAATTATGGAATTTTTAATAGTAACGGTGATTTATTAGAACAAGTAGACACTACAAACTTTAAGATAAGGGCAGATTATAATCAAAAAGATTTTAAGATTGCTGCTTTTAGTGCTGCTTATCATAATGCTACAAATTCTACAGATGAAGAGATGTTTAAAGGAAATGAAACTACATTTTCTTCAACAAGAACAAATCTCGATGCACCAACAAAAACAGACGATGGCTATGCTTTAGGATCTAATGGTGGTTTAGGATTTGTTACTGTTTCTTGGATAGCACCACAAATCACTTTAACAAACAATCTAGATTTAAAAGATTTTAGAATTATTAGAAGTCCATCTTCTACTTTTGGAGGTATAAATTTAAGTGATGCAGAGACATTAGAACTTTTTACAGATGCTTTAACATTTAAAGAAGAAGTTAGTTGGAGTATTCCTGATAATAGTACTGATACATCAATAAAAAGATATTATTATATTCAAGCAAGAGATTTATTAAACAATCTTGGAAGTGCTTTAACAATAGAGGTAGAAATTAATAGACCTTCTACAGTTCCATCTGAAGGTATAAGTGAAGTGATAGATAATAACGTATTACTTAGATGGGGTCAGCCACCCGTTAATGCAAATAATCAGTTAAAAATTGACCATTATGAAATAAGAAAACATACTGGAAACAATACAAATTGGTCAACATCAACTGGATTAGGAGGTAACAACGATTCTATAACTGACTCAAGATTTAGTGTAGTTTTTGAAACTGCTCCAAATTTATATACTTATTTAATAAAAGCATATGATGTTGCTGGTAATTCTAGTCTTTTACCATTAACGACTTTATTACAAGTAGCACAACCACCTGATTTTGTTCTAAATGCTAATTATGATTCTGTATTTAATACATCTGGAACGGGGCTTACCTCACCACAAGAAGTAGATTCTGTAGCATTTACTAATTGTCTTAAAGTTTTTGATGTTGCATTAAATAAAAATGTTCTCTATATGCCAGTTTTAACTAACAGTAATGGAGAGGGAACACAAACATGGGCAGAACATTTTATTGGTACAGGATCTAATGCAAGTCCACAGTTTGCAAATATTACTGCACTTACAAATGCTAATTTCACTAAATTTCTTGAACCAGCACCCACTTCTGGTACTAGTAGTTATGAAGAAGTTTTTGATTATGGAACGGCTTTAGCTTCAACAAAGATTACAGTTCAAGCCACTGACTTATCGCAAGGCACACTAGGTGCTGTTAACTTAACATCTAAATTACAAATAGCAAGTGGTGGTTCTGGAGGTTCTTTTGACACTGGTGTAACTACATCTGGAAGTGGTGTTAGCAGGTTTGGTGTGGGATTACAAAGAGTAAAATATACAACAACTGCTGTATCAACTGCTGGTTCTCTTAAAAAAATTACAAAACTTAATTTTAAATTAGATACAAAAATAAAAAATGATACAGGTAAAGATACTGCTACTTATGCTGATAGTAATGGCACTGGAAAACAACAAAATTTTAATGTAAATTTTGTAGATGTTCAAGGTATTAATGTTACGCCCAATGGTAATGGCATAAATCAAGATGGCTCAAGTGCAGGGCGAAAGATAATTGCAGTTGTCGATTTTGTTGACGCACCAAATCCCACTAGTTTTAAAGTATTTTTATTTGATGTGAACGGAAATCCAGTTGGTGGTGATTTTACTTGGCAATGTCGTGGAACATAGTATTATAGAGGAAAAAGTATAAATGGCTGATTTTTCAAAACCTACTGTTGGCAGTGATTATGCAGACTTTCCTGGTGAAATTATATCTAATGTAAATGCTGCCTTACAACAGTTATCAGTAGGTAGTCCTTCAAATATTCCAGCAAATGCAATAAAATTTGATACAACTCTCAATAGATGGAGAAAATATAACGGCAGTGCTTTTGAAGATTTAACTAGTAATTACAACTTAAATGCAAATTTAGAGATAACTCAATTAAACTTAGGCGATAACGAAAGAATACGTTTAGGAGATAGTCAAGATCTTCAAATATATCATGAGAATACTAATAATAATACGATTATTTCAGAAACAGGTGCAGGGTCTTTATTAATACAAAGTTCAGCAGTAAATATTGGCAATGCGGATGGGACACAACAATATTTAGAAACTTCTTCGGCTCAAATAATATTTAAATCAGGGGGTAATGAAAAATTTAAAGTTGATTCGTCTGGAGGTAAATTTAATGACAGTAATAAATTAAGACTTGGAACAGATGATGATTTGCAACTTTATCATAATGGATCTACAAGTTACATAACAGATAATGGTACTGGTTCTTTAATAATAAATTCTGTAGATGGAACTATTGAGCTTCGAGTTAACAATACTGAGTCAGCCGTCAAATGTTTTCAAAATGGAGCAGTAGAATTATATCATGATAACCTTCCTAAATTAGCCACAGGACAATTTGGAGTTGATGTTACTGGTTCTCTTTCTGCAAGTAATATTGATTTAGTTGATAATGCAAAACTTTTACTCGGTACAGATGATGATTTACAAATTTTTCATGATGGAAGTAACAGTTATATTTATGAAGGTGGAGCAGGTAATCTAGCCATACAAAGTACGGGGGCTGAGATTCAATTAGCAAAAGGTGGAACTTTTGCACACATGGTTCGTGCTGTTGTAGATGGACAAGTTGAACTTTATCATGCTGGTAATTTAGCTTTTACAACTACAGCCGATGGTATTGTTACATCTACCAACTCAGGCGAAGGAAGCATAACAATAAAAGGTGGAGAAGGTGGTGCAAGTGCTTTAATATTTCATGCAGATGAGGGGGATAATAATAACGATAAGTACAGATGGATTGCTACAGATAACGAAGCTCTGTTCTTACAAAACTTTGCGTCAGGTGGATGGGAAACTAATATTAAAGTTATTGGAAATGGAGGGGTAGAATTATATTTTGATAATAGTGTCAAAAAATTTGAAACAACTAGTGGTGGAGTAAATATATTCGGAAGTATAGGAACTACAGGAGAACTAGATTTTAATGGTAACAATAATAAATTTGTAGATTTTGAAACTATTGATAATAGTAAATATGTTGAATTCAGACATTTTAATAGCGGTGGTACGTTTGAAAAGTTTATAAGAGCAGATGCAAATGGTACTACTGAATTATTTCATAATGGTAATAAAAAGATAGAAACAGACGAAAATGGAGTAACTGTAAGTGGTATTTTAAATGTTTCAAGTACTAATCCAAGAATAAGTTTTACTGATATTGACAATGCTAGCGGTCTTGATACTTTTTCTTTAAGAGGAAGTAGTGGAAAATTTCGTGTTAGATCTGAAACTGATGGTACTGATAGGTTAACTGTACAATCAAATGGTAATACTGAAATTAATGGAAGCCTTATAGTTACAGGTGAAATTGGTTTGTTTGATGCTAGTCCAAATCAGGCTGCAAATGATCATAGATTCATAGATGCTGGCTTAGGTGATGGCAATGACTTAAGAATAAGAGGTTGCTCTGGTGGAGACTCTAATCATGAAAATATGATTGTTGCAACTAGAGGTGGAAGTGTAAAGCTATATCATGATGGAGGTTCAACACCAAAACTAGCTACATCTGCTACTGGAGTTACTGTTGATGGTACTGTAAGTGCAACTGCATTTAGTGGTGATGGTTCTGCTTTAACAGGAATTGCACAAGCAGTAAGATCAATGAAAGAAGTTACATCAACTGGTGAGTCAGAAGTAACTTCTTCTAGTCAAACATTAACAAAGTTAACACTTACAATTAACTGTCTTTCTACTTCAAGAGTCTTACTATTTTATGGTTTTGAACATCAACATAGTAATGGTAGTAATAATCACGGTGTAATCACAACCATTACTGGCACTGGAACTAATCTTATAGGTGGTGACATAGCAAATAGAAATAATGAGTCAAGTTACGAAAAAATAGAAGGCACAGCATTTGATATTAATAGTTCTAGCGGTAATAGAACATATAATATGAATGTCACCAGAACATCTAATACTGGCCGTATTAAAAACGCTTATTTTGTTGCGATTGAATTTACTGTTTAGTTTGTTTTTTGTAATTATTAATCTATACTTAAGTTAACTATTTTTAATTTTATTTAAATGAAAGGCCCCGGTAAATTAAATTTTACTGTGCAAAGAAGAGCAGGATATGCTTTTGGAATTAACTTAAAAGATAGTAATAATGCAAATGTAAATTTAACAGGAAAAACTATATTATCTCAGATATGGGATGAATCTAGAACTAATAAAGTAGCAGATGTAACTACTACTATTACAGATGCAACAGGAGGAGATGTAAGTTGGAAGCTTTCACACACTCAAACAGCTAATATGACAGATGCTATTTATAATTATGATGTAATTAAAATTCATGCAAACGGTGATAGAGAATATTTTCTTGAGGGTATAATATATATGTCAGAAGGTTATACAGCATCATGACAACTTACAACGTATCTAATTTAGATAATAATGCCAATATTATTACAGTAACTAGTACTGGTCCTCAAGGTGCAGACGCTGTATTACAAGCTGGTAATAGAGGTGATTTTACAGTAGCAATTGCAGGTAATGGTACGCAAACAGCAACTATAAATACGGGTGCAGTTACATCGGATAAAATATTAAATGGAACAATACTTGATACTGATATAAATTCTGCTGCAAATATAAACGGCAGTAAATTATTAAATGATTCTGTTGGCCTTACAAAATTAGGATCAGGAGCTTTACCTTCTGACATAAGTGTATCTAGTACCAATATAGTAAATGGCACAATAGTAAATGAAGATATTGCTACAGGTACTTTAGATGGTAGATACTATACAGAAACAGAATTAGACGCTGGTCAATTAGACAACAGATACTTTACAGAAACAGAATTAAATAATGGTGAATTAGATAATAGATATTTTACAGAAACTGAGCTAAATGCTGGTCAGTTAGATACAAGATATTTTACGGAAACTGAATTAAATAATGGTCAACTTGATAATAGATATTTTACAGAGACAGAACTAAATGCAGGACAATTAGACAATAGATATTACACAGAAGCCGAAGCAGATGCAAGATTCTATAACCTGGCAAGTGCTGAAGAAATACAGTCAGGTGAGACTTGGGTTACAGCAGATAATAAAGTTGCAACTACAGCAGCAATAGATGCAAGAATTATAGATCTTGTAGATGATGTTGGTGGGTTCGTACCAATAGCAAATGAATTAAGTTTTCCTAATTCTAATCCTGATATAAATAATGGCACTGGTACATTAGTAAGTATTAAAGCTCTCAGCACAGCTTATACATCAAATAGCAGTGGTGCATTTACTATTGGCAACGGTACTGTTGGTAATTCAACTGTAACTATTACAGGTGCTACAGCAAGTACTACGTTTGCTGCTGGTTTTGGAATGATATTAGAAACTACTTCAACACTTAATACTTACACATTTCATAGACTTGTTCCAAAAGCAACAGAAGTTACAACTGTTGCTAGTAAGGCATCTGAAATTACAACTGTTGTTAATAACATCACACCAATAAATACTGTTAATACAAATATAACTTCAGTACAAGCTGTAGCAAATAAGGCAACTCAAATAGGATTATTAGGAACTAGTGATGCTATCGCTGATATGGCAATACTTGGCACTGCTGATGTTGTGGCTGATATGAATTTATTAGCTACTACTGATATTGTTGCTGATATGGCATTACTTGCAGTTTCTTCTGTAATTACAGACTTAGATATATTAGCGACTACATCTAATGTAAATAATATGAGTACATTAGCGAATATATCTGCAAATATCACTACTGCTGCTGGAATTTCTAGTGATATTACCACAGTTGCTAATGATGGTACTGATATAGGAACTGTTGCTGGTATAAGTGGAAACGTAACAACTGTAGCTGGTATAAGCAGTAACGTAACAACGGTTGCAAATGATGGTACTGATATAGGTTTAGTTGCTGGTTCTATAACAAACGTCAACACTACAGCAGGATCAATATCTAGTGTAAACACAGTTGCGGGATCTATATCTAATGTAAATGAGGTAGCATCAAATTTAGCTGCTCTTACAGATGTATCAAGCATATTAAATAAATTTTTAGGTAATAAAACATCTAATCCAACAACAGATAATGCTGGTCTAATAATTAATCAAGGAGATTTTTATTACAATACAAATACAGATCAATTTAGAGTATATAACGGATATAGCTGGAGTGTAGTAAATATAAAATTTAATCCTGAACATATCCCAACATCAGGATTTAGTGATGATAATGGTGGTGTTCATAGTGGTTCTTCATCAACTAGTGGTGGTGTAGTAACTTACGCATCAGCAAATCAAACCTTTGATTTAGGTAGCGTATCATTTTCAAGCAGTACATTTCCATTTGAAAATGAAGAGAGAAATACAAGAAAAATGTCATTAAGTTTTGGCTCTAATGCTATTGGAACTAAGTCAATTTTTGATTTAGGTGTATTAAGTTGATTGGCTAAATGTTAAAATTCAATTATACTAAAAACAAAATTGACTAATTTCACAACCTAAATATTGGAGAAATTTTAATGGCTGACCAATTACAATTAAGAGGTGGAACTACATCACAAAATAATTCTTTTACTGGTGCAGCTAGAGAAGTTACAGTAGATACAACAAAGAAAACATTAGTAGTTCATGACGGAAGCACTGCTGGTGGTACGCCTTTAATGAAAGAAAGTGGTGGTTCAACAAACGCAGTTATTAATAGTATAAGTATAGGTAGAGGAGCAAATTCTGTTGCTGGTAATACTGTTCTAGGAGAAACTGCGTTAGATGGTTCTGTTACTGGTCAAAATAATACTGCTATTGGTAAAAATGTATTAACAAATCTTACTTCGGGAGCTCAAAATACTTTTGTAGGTTCACAATCTGGTGATTCAGTTACAACAGGTTCTAATAATACTGCTGTTGGTAACAATACCCTTGCGGCTCTTACTAGTGGTTCCAATAATACTGCCGTTGGTAGAGATGCTTTAGAAAATACAACTGCAAGTAACAATACTGGGGTTGGTTTTAAGGCATTAGAAGCTTCTACTAGTGCATCAAGTTGCGTAGCTTTGGGAAATGCAACATTACAAAATAACACAACTGGAGATAATAATACAGGTTTAGGTTCATCTGCACTTCAAAATAATACTACTGGAATAAATAACACATCCGTAGGTCAAAACGCTTTATTAAGTAACACTGAAGGAGGTAATAATGTTGCTGTAGGACAAGGAGCTTTACAAGCTAACACTACAGCTAATGATAATACAGCACTTGGAAGGCTTGCTTTGAATTCAAATACAACAGCAGTTAATAACGTAGCTGTAGGAAGGTCTAGTTTAACTGCAAATACTACTGGTAGTAATAATACGGCAGTGGGTACTCAAAGCTTAGCAACCAACACAACTGGCTCTTCTTGTGTTGCTGTAGGAAGAAATGCGTTATTTGCAAATACAACTGGAATTCAAAACATAGCGGTTGGTACACAAACATTACAGGCTAATACTACTGCAAGTAATAATATTGGAGTTGGTCATCGATGTTTAGAAGATAATACTACTGGCACACAAAACATCGCGATAGGCTCTTTTGGATTACAAAAAAATACAACAGGGGATGAAAATACAGCCCTGGGATATAATGCACTAGCAACTAACACTACCGGAACAGAAAATACGGCTATTGGTCGTGCCTCTTTAGATGGTAACTCAACAGGAAGTTTTAATACGGCAATTGGAAATGATGCCTTGCAAGCCGCTACAACAGCCGATAATAATACCGCATGCGGAGCAAGTGCTTTATCGACAAATACTACTGGCGCAAATAATACGGGTGTAGGAAAAGATGCCTTGGGTGCTTCGCAAACTGGAAGTGATAATACTGCTATAGGCAGTGCGGCAGGTGCAAATGTAACCACAGGTTCTAATAACCTGTTTTTAGGCCATGATTCTGGAAGGTCTGGATCACCTAGTGGTGAAATTACGACAGATAGTAATCAAATTTGTCTTGGAGATAACAGCATTACAAATGCTTTTATAAAAGTTGCTTTTACAGTTACTTCTGATGAAAGAGACAAAATTGAAGATGGTATAGTTTCTCATGGCTTGGATTTTGTTAATCAACTAAAACCAAAATCATTTTGGTTTAGAAAAAATCGTGATTCTGATGAAAAAACAGGTGATAAAAGGTATGGTTTTTATGCACAAGATATTCTTGCTTTAGAAGGTTCTAGCAGTGTTATTATTGATAGTAAGGACGCAGATAATTTAAAATTTAAAGGAGATCAATTAATTCCTGTTTTAGTAAATGCAATAAAAGAATTATCAGTAAAAGTCACAGCCCTTGAAGCAGGGTAAACTGTAAACAACTATTTTAAAACAATGGAAGAAAGAACTACTGATGAGATTGCACTAATTTACAAATCTGCTGGTGACAGTGTTTTTGTAATAAATAATGACACTACAAAAGAAGAGGATGAAACTGATAGTGAATGGAAAAACAGAATAAAACAAAATGTAGAGCATCTTGAACTTATTAAAGGTTATAAAAAGATAGATGGCACAACATCTATTTGGACAACAGAAGATTTTTCAGCTATTGATATTGCAATAGTTAAAGGTAAAACTGTTTATTGATTAAAATTAACCTTATTGCTGATTAACTTTAAAATAGTTAAACTGTAATTAATTAAAAAAGATTATGTCAAAATTATCTGAAAGATGTGAAGAGCGTAAAAATGAAGCACAGGTTTTTGCTGATAAATATAATGCTGCCAAAGCAGAAATAGATAAGTTAAAAAATGAAATAGTAAAAAAAGAACAAGAAAATGCACAAGTTTTTGAACAATTTAAAAAGAAAAATTATCAATATGAAGAACTTTTAGGTTTACTACAAGAAGAAAATGAAATATCATCAAATAATAAAACCTCTTTAGATAATTTATAGTAAATTTTAATTATGTCAGTAACTTTTACTTGGTCAATTGATTCTCATAAGCATGAGACTTCTGGTAATAAATATATTAGTAATTGTTCTTATATATGCACTGCAAGTGAAAGCACTTTTTTAGCATCAGTTAACGGCAATGTAGTTTTAGATCGTCCATCAGATTCTGACATGAAAGATTATGATACATTTTTAGGAACTGGTGATACAAATTTAGTTGCAGCAGTCAAAGCAAAGCTGGGTACTACTGTTGTCAATAATATTGAAGCAGAAGCAAATGCAGCTTTAGTTCTTGTAAAAACCCCTACTCATGTATGGACAGAAGGCCCAAAAGCTAGTTCTTAATATATAAATGCTAAACAAGATTTCTTCAGTTTTATCTATTTTATCCTTCATTATTAGTCTTACGACTATTGGTGCGGGATATGCAGGATATCGTTATATCACGAGTCCACATTTTGAAAAGATAATGATGGAAAAGGTAATGAAGAATGTAAATAAAATAATGCCATCACAGATAGAAAAGAAGTTACCAAAGTTTAGTGGCCCTGTGCTGCCATTATGATTTGTTGGAATTGTAAAACCGAATTAGTTTGGCGTGAAAACAAATCATTGAAAGGTAATAAACCTTTATGCGATAGATATTTAATGCAATCAAATTTTACTTGTCCTAAATGCGAAGCTTATGTTGAATTTTTTCATAAATAATAAATGAACTGTTGGCATTGTAAAACTGAACTTATCTGGGGTGGTGATCATAGTATGGATGGAGAGGACTATCCAATAGACTCTACTGTATATAGTATGGTCAGTAATTTTTCATGTCCAAAATGTTACTCAGATGTATATGTATATCTACCAAGAAATGCTTATGACTAATGATTTCTCGTTTTTTTAAAGAATTAATAAAATTTTATGTTGATCGATTAATGAATTGGTTACGAGTAAAAAAATTAAAATTAGAACTTGATAATGAAATAAAAAAATATCATGAGAAATTAGATAAAGAAGTAAAAAAACCTGAGATAAGAGAAGTTGGAAAGTTTGGAGAAGATGGCTGGTCAATATCTATTGGTGATATAGATGACGATAAAAAGAATTGAAATAAAAGAAATTGACGTACCAAGAATAAGGATATGGGAAAGTGAAATACCTACATTAGATTTAATATATAAACCAGTTGTAGATATTCCAGGATGTGTTGATGCTCATAGAAATAATTTAACAGGTCTTATAAATGAAGATGAATTAGGCACATATCAAGCTTGTGGAACGTTCAATATACCTAGCTATGAGCCATTGGAATATAATCCTAGTGAATTTATATATGTACCTACAAATCAACCGTCACAAAAGCAGCAAGAGGATGTACAGGCTCAACAACCTAAGTTACCAGTTAAGAAAGAAGAAGAAATAATAATACCACCCTGCCCTGGTAAAAAAGATTTAAGAGTAGGAAGTTTTGTTAATGAAAAGCGTTTGGAGCGTGTAAAAGGGTATGTTAGAGGGGAAGACGGTATTGAATGTATTACTCTCTATGAGGACGTTCCGTTCAAAGATCAATATATACCAAATTTACCTACTGTTATTTCTACTGCTCTTATCGCTAGTGTGGCTGCGACTACTCCTTTACTTCTTAACGTAGTAAAACCACTTGTAAAAAACGTAATAAAAAAACTGACAAAGAAGAAAGATAAGGTAAAATAGTAATCCGTAGATAAGTTTAATACCCGTGACTTGTCTACTCTAATTTATGGATGTGCGGTAATACTTGATTCTTTCTTTCTTTAACTATTACATCTTCACATAATTTATGGTAAACACTTGTACTTGCATATTCTATTCCTGCAATTTTCAACTCTCCACAATTTTTTAAACGTGCCAGTTCATAATTTAATCTTTCTTTAGATAATATCTGACTTTGTATTTGTTCTTGGGTCGTGGCAGACTGTAAGCAAGCATCTTGAAATCTTTGATCCAATGGGAAAGTAAAGGTTAAAGCTACACCAAAATTTAATCCTAGAGAATCCTTGTTACCACTATAGTTTTCCTGCTCAAATAATATTTCACCTGGGTTTGTTAAATTACCGTCATCATCCACTGCTGGGTTATAGAAAGGAGTCATATATGTATAATCCATTGGTCGTTTTATATTTAAATTTGTAGTGACAAATGGTGATACAGACATTTGTGGGCCTTGGCATCTAATACCCGCTCCATAATGATTTTCTATGGTATTTCCTTGTAAAACCTGCGTTGCGAAATTGGAGACTGACCCCGATGCACTAGCTGAGGGAGCAGCAGTGTTTGAGGTATTAGCAAACACTGGACTCCCAATTAATAATGTTATTACTGAGAAAATACTGTAGTTGTATCTGTTACGCTTTCTGATTGTATTGTTCGAGTTATATCTGTTATAGAGTCTAGCCCAGGTGGTGTATAAACTTCTGTAAATTGAAAGGCATTTCCAGGATTTGTTTGTTTCCAGTTTGGTTTTTCTCCTAAATCTAAACCTGTCCATGTATATGTTGTTCCGTTTATAGTTTCATTAACAGTTGCGTTTGGAGCAGAGATAGTCGTTCCATCATGTTCAACACCTGATCC